AGTAAATAATGAAAAGCGACTTAGAATACTTCAAAAATCGTTAAGTCGCAAGGATTACGGCTCTAAAAACTACATGAAAGCTAAACTGAAGTTAGCTAAATTTCATGACTATATTGTTAATTGTCGAAAAGATTATCTACACAAGATAAGTATATTCCTAGTAAAGAGTTATGATATTATTTGTGCAGAAACTTTAAGAGTTAAGAATATGCTAAAGAATCATAAATTAGCTAAGTCAGTTCAAGATGTTAGTTGGTATGAATTTACAAGGCAGTTAGAGTATAAATGTTTGTGGTATGGTAAGAAATTTGTACAAATAAGTACATATTTTGCATCATCACAGATATGTTCTAATTGTGGATACAAAAATTCAGATGTTAAAAATCTCAATGTAAGAGAATGGACTTGTCCTGAGTGTGGAGTTCATCATGATAGAGATATAAACTCAGCAATAAATATTCTGAATGAAGGATTAAGAATTATAAAACAGATATAATTTCAATATATAAGAACCATAGGACATATGGGGATAGCCTACTGTCATAGTGTAAGACGTATAGTGAATTATTATTTATTATATGCAGTTATTGAGTAGGAACTTTATCACTTTAAGTGGTGAGAGGATGTCAGACAAGGGTTAAGTTTCAAGGCCATATTAAAATAGCAGTTTATACTAAGTATGGATTTTTACATCATACAAGTGGTATTTACAATATACAAGGGATTACTGATACAATAAGTGATGGAATGTTTACTACATCTCTAGATTTACAGAAAAATAGTGATGAAGTTAAGAAGAAGAAAAAAGGAAAGGAAAAGAATAAAGTGGATGAAACAAAAGGACATGATGTAGGTGATGGTAAATACTGGGTTAAACAAAGTGGCAAAGTATCTTTAGAGGGTGCTATAAGTGGTATACCTAGTGCTTTAGATATGTTAGGTAAGTGGTTCTATGATAGGTCAGGGCATAAGTTGGTTGTTACCTCTGTTACTGATGGAGACCATGCATATGGTGAACACTGTCATGCTAATGGTTGGAAGATGGATGTCAATGATTGGTATGGGCCAGAGGGGTTACAAGGTGGATTAATTATTAATAGTGATGATACACCTGGCTCTATTTGTCTTGACTTTATTGAATATGGTAGGTCTATTGGTCTAGGTATGAATTTCGAGGGAGACCATATAGATATTCAAATGGATGGTACTGAATGGAATGAAAATAATCCAGGTGGTGCTAAAGATAATGGTGGTTTTAGAGGATAGAAGTTAGATGTCTATACGTAATGATGATTTTAGTGGTAGTCTGAGGACACCTACTGAACTTAGTGGTATATATCGTGCTAGGGTTGAGAATAATGTAGACCCTTTACATATAGGTAGGGTTCAAATACGTGTGCCAATGGTTCATAAAACAGTTTCTAGTGGTGGTACCTCTAATGATATGTTGCCTTGGGCCAGTTACTGTTCGTCTATAGGTGCTGGGTACAATTATGGTTCTTTTATTGTTCCTGAGATAGGTGAGTATGTGTGGGTTATGTTTGAAGATAATGACCCAGAGAAGCCTGTATACCTAGGTTCTGTTTTTGGTACTGACTCTACTCTTGAAAAGAGGTATGGTAGTGATGATACTACTGGTGTTTGGAGTGGTGTAGTTGGTGCTAATGAGGTTCCCATAGAATCACAAAGAGAGAGTCCATCTCATAAGATGGTTTACAAATCTAGACATGGTACTATGTTATACTTTGATACTGACGATAAAACAAATTCAGTAGGTATTGAGGATGCTAATGACCAGAAATTTAAGATTTCATCTTCTGAGGGTAAAGAATTTATTCTCATGGAGGGTGAAAATAATGTATTAGTTAAGATACATAATGGTAAGATTGATATAGGCTATGAAGGTGGAAGAGGGATTCAAGTTATACCAAGTGATGGAAATATAGTATTAAAGGCTAGTGGTGCTACTATAACTCTATCAGATTCCATTACTATGAAAGCAGATAGTGTTAGTGTTAAATCAAGTTCATTTAGTGTTAAGTCTGATGATATTAAGATGACAGCTGGGAATGTTAAGATTATAGAGACATAGAGTTAAATAGAGGTACGATTCGTACCTCTATTTTAGTGTAAAAATTCATGTTAATTTTAGTATAGTATTCGATTATAAATATATGTTAGAAGGGGTGATGATTTTTGGCTTTTTATTACAATAATGAATTTAAGGATACAATAGCTGGTAGAGGATTATCACTTAATAATACTTTTACAGTAAATTATAGAGATGGTAAAGGGGTAACAAATGTAATTAGTGGTGAGGAGAAGATAAACGAGAGTATATTCTCAATTCTATCGACTAGGGTAGGTGAAAGGTTTTTCGTGCCAGAGTTTGGTAGTCGATTACATTTAGTACTTTTTGAGCAAAATAAATATATTGCTCAGGATTTGATATCTATTTATATACGAGAAGCATTGTCTAACTGGGAGAAGAGGATTGTTGTTGAGGATGTGGCTTTAGGAGATGGGTGGGAGGATTCTAATGTTGTTCCAATTCATATTACCTATAGTCTTGCTAATAGTAATGTCATGGGTTCATATGTATATCCTTTTAATAGGAGTATAGATGGTGTTGATATGTATGATTTAGGAAGTTCTAACAATATAACAGCTTATTAGAAAGGGGGTTTTACTTTTTGGCTAGTAGCAATAATTCAATGTCTTATACTGGAAGAGATATTGTTAGTATAAGGAAAGAATTGATAAATACAATACCTACATTGACAGATAAGTGGACTGATTTTAATGAGTCTGATTTAGGTATGGTGTTGGTTGAGTTAATGGCTGGTGTACAAGATATGCAAAACTTCTATCTTGATACACAGGCTTTTGAGACATATAGTGATACTGCTGTTCAAGATAAGAATGTTAGAGCATTACTACGTTCTATGAATTATAGGATACCATTGGCTAAATCAGCTGAGTGTATAGTAAGGATTACGTTTGTTAATAATGACATACGAGATATAACCATTCCTAAATATACATCGTTTACGAGTAGTGTTAATACAAGTGTTATTAATTATGTTGCTAAAGATACAGTAACAAAGAGTGGTAATTTTGATTATATTGATATACCAGTTATGGAGGGTATTGCTAGGTCTATAACATGGAGTAAGGACGATTTTATATCTAATGTCAATGTAGATGGTGATATATCTAGAAGAATTTATTTAGGGTATAAGAATGTTTCTGATGGTTCTGTTGAAATTGTTCAGAGTGGTAATGTTTGGGAAGAGTGTGATGATGCCTTATTAAAATATGAAGGTGGTAGGTGGTTTTCTGTTCATGCAGATGCTGATGGTCAGGTATATGTTTTAATGTCTGTCAATTTTTTACAACTGATTGAAGATGGAGAGACTATTACATTTAATTTTGTAACAACAAGTGGTATGCAGGGTGTTGTTGATATGGATGTAATAAATACCATAAATATGAGTATTCAAGGTGTTCAGAGGATATATAATACAACTAAGTCATATGATTCAGCTGATGTTCCTAGTAGTTCTGATTTACAAGATATGAAAGTACTTGCTAGAAGAAATGCAGTTACGATGGGTAGATTGATTACACTTGAAGATTTTGAGACTGCTTTATATAAGAATCCATATATTTATAGTGCAGTTGTTAAGGATTGGAAATATAGTGATTATGTTGATGAGCCATATATTGTTAAAATATGGGCTGTAAATAATCTTGGTGAGTCTTTAGGTGAGTTGACTAGAGAAAAGTTAAAAAAGGATTTAATGTCTAAGGCTATTGCTGATGTGACTGTTCAAGTGTTGGAAGTAGAGAATGTTAATTTTGATATAGATGTTGATGTTGTGTTATCTCTTGACAATGCAACAGCTAGAGAGAGATTAAGGACAGAGATTAAAAACTATTTATCCACTAAATATCGAACTGAGGTAATGGGGTTTGGTGAGACAATATCATACTCATTACTAACCTCTAGGATTCAAGCATATTCACCTTATGTAAAAGATGTCAGGGTTAAGACACCTAATAAAGATATAAAAGTTGGTAATATACAATTCCCTAAACTTGGAAATGTTGTTGTTAATTTAGTAGATGAATTATAGGTGTTGTAATGAAATTAGTTGATAAATTAAGAAATAATAAGTATATGACACTTATTCCGGAGAAATACAAAGAGAATGAAAATTTTCTAGTATTTTTCTATCTACTAATAACTCAATTCAATATTAATGAAGAGAACATAAGGAATTTTACTGATTTAATCAATAATGATAAAGTACCTATGAAGTTTTTACAGAATCTAGGTGCATTTGTCAATTACTCCTATCAGCATTTAGCTAAGAATGATTTTAATCGTGAGTTGTCAATGCGTATGCATAATATATGGGAACAGAGGGGTAGTAAGAAGTCTATAGTTGATGCCGCCACGTATGGTGATAACATAGGGTGGGTAGGTGGAGATTTATGGATACCTGGTTATTATAAGCCATCAGCAATAGCTGGGTTTGAGTTGCCAAGAGATAGGATTTTTAGACATAGTGTTTCTAAATTTTCTAGTACTCATGTCTTTGAAGATGGTAAGACATATATGCCTGGTGTTATATTACTCTCTGTACCTAATTTGACTAGGTTAGTAAAAAAACGTATATATGAGGTTACTCCTGCTGGTAGAAAGTATATATTTCAGATTGAATCTTCGTTCTTCCCTAATGATGGGATAGATAAATTAGATATAGGTTCTTATAATGAGTTGTCTTTTTATAAGAGAATGAGGGTATATCCTAAAGACATTAATGAAGAGAATCCACCATATGACAGGGATACAGATATAGATTTCACATATGAGATTGATATGATGGCTAATATGGATGAGTTTTTTAACATACTTATTCATAGTGAAAATAGAGGTAAGAAGTATCATAGTGGACATTTAACAAATATAACTAACTATGGGTATGAGATGAATATGTCAGCATCTATGTTGCCAGTAAGTTTTTTATCTCATAAATTCCCTGTAAATGGTAATGATTCTCTACATGATAATGCATATAAAAAATCTAAGACTGGTGAATATTTAGATACTTATAACAATAAAGGGATAGATTCTATTATGAGGAATATATCTCTTATCGATGATAATAATGTAGATTTAGATGTTCATAGAGAAGTTAGGTTGACTGCTATACGGAGTGAGAGTTCTTCTAGTAGGTCAGGGAATGGTAAGATGAGTGGTATAACATCTAGTATTGTTGATGCTTTTGTAGAATCTGAGCCTATATTACCTAGCGATTGTTTGTATTCTGTTGATGATGTTGCTGATTTGAATGAAAATAGTTTTAGAGATGAATTTTATTCAAGTGGTGTACAGATAAATGGTGATAGAGAGTATCCGTGGAGATTGTCTTTAACTCATATATAGTTAGTAATATATAATATTGTAATATTTAATAGAGTGATAGTTGTGGAGGTATAAATACTTTGGCTATTTGTACATTAAAAGCTCATGTATCAAGAGCTTTAGATTTTTATAAAAAAGATGATATTTATTTTGCTATAGGTAAAGGTTCTCAATGGACTGCATCTGATTTAGAAAACTTTGATACCACTAGGGATTATGATATGAATCCACCAGTACCTAAAAATACTGATGATATGAAAGAGTTGATTGGTTTTAAAAAGTCTGAGTTTAAGGCTTTGGTAATTCAAGATGACAGTGGTTCATTGGAGTATCGTGGCGTTAATTGGAGAATTGTTAGTCCTGATGATGCTATTACGCAAGGTGCTAGGTGGGTATATGTTTCTACTGAATTGTCTTATGATGAATTGCCTACAGATAAACCATATCGTCAGGTTGGTATTTATACTGGACTAAGGAAGTCAGAGTCAGTACAGGGTAATGTGTATAATTTATTACCTAATCAGGTTGTAGATAAAGGTTTGTTAGAAGTAATAGATTATCGTAAACCTGTATATAGGGATACTGATGTTAGGGAAAAATTAAAAATTATTTTAGAGTTTTAGTTTGAGGGAATATATAGAATGAGTATAGTATCACAAAGTCCTTACTATGATAGGTATGATAGTGTAGATTCTGAACATAGGAAAGAAGGTTATACGAGGGTTTTGGCTATTCCTGGAAGGGCAGAGCAGGCATCTGAGTTTAATGAAATTCAATCTATACAAGAGGACTATTTGTCTAGGATAGGGGATTCCCTATATAAAGATGGTTTTGTTATTAGTGGGTGTGAGGTCAATATCTCAAATAACTTTATCACAATTTCTAAGGGTAGAATTTATTTAGGTGGTTTGATTAGGAATACGGATGAAGTTAAGTTAGCTATAACAGGTGTCGGAAAAGAAAGAGTTGTTGCAACATTGGTAACAAGTGTTGTAACATCTTTACAAGATTCATCATTGAGAGACCCCGCACAAAATGCTGAGAATTATAATCAAGTTGGTGCGAATAGGTTAAAACAGGTTGTATCATTTTCAGTAATTAGTGATGGTTCAGCTGTTGGTGATAGTTCTGCTGTTGTATACAATTTGAATGATGGTGTGGTTGTTAAAGAAGCAAAAACAGACAATTATTCTATCTTAAATGATGTATTAGCTAGACGTACATATGATGAGAATGGTAACTATAAGGTTGAGGGTTTAGATTTACAGTCTGTTACTGAAGATGAAGGTGATAAGATTAGGTTGTATGTTAGTGCTGGTAAAGCCTATATTCGTGGTTATGACGTAACAAAACCAGCAATGAGTAGTATTCTACTTAACAAATCTAAATCGACTCGTATTATAACAAGTGAATCTCACTATTATAAATCATCTGTAAGGAAATATAAATTATCAAATTCACCTGTGGCATCTATTCAGAATTTTACTGCTAGTGTTCTTGTTACAGGTGAGCGTAAATTTAGGGGAAATGTTAAAGGTGGTCAAGAGGCTTTAAATAATACACCAGTCCAAAGTATTGTTAGTGTGTATACTAAGAACTCACAAAATAATAAAGAGACTGTGTATGTTGCTGGTAGGGATTATTCATTGTATTCAGACCAGATTGATTGGTCTTTGACTGGTGATGGTGCTACTGAGCCTATACAAGGGACTACTTATTATGTAGATTATATTTACAATTACTCTATGCGTGAGGGTGTAGATTTTAAAATAGAAAATACAATAGATGGTTCATATGTTGTATTGTTAGATAATGGCAATAAACCAACTGAAAATTCTCTTATGTATTTTACATATAACTTCACTTTGGCTCGTAGGGATTTGATTTTGTTAGATAGTGGTGGATATTTAAGTGTAGTTGAAGGTACTCCTGATAGGTTTGATGATTTAATCACTCCTTATAATGGTTCTACAGCTTACTTAGAGTTAGGATATGTGGATATCTATCCTACAAATGCTTTAGGTGTTACTAATGCGTCTAGGTTATCTAGGGTAACAAATTATGATGGTGTTAGGGTTTCACAAGATAATTTGTTATTGATGTTAAGAAGGATTAATAAATTAGAAGATAGTATCGCATCTCTTGATATGGAGAGAAGTGTTGAGAGTGGTGAGGATTTATCTAGTTTAAGTGGTTATTTCACTGATAGTTTTGAGAATATTAATAAGTCTGATTTAACATATACTGATACAGCTAAGAGGTTATCTTATACTGCTTGTATTGACTATAATAGAAGTGAGTTGACAACATCTGCTACTTTAGGTAGTGTTGATTTATCTGTTGATGATAGGTCAAGTGATGGGTATGCTACTTTTGGTAACATAATCTCAGCACCGTATAATTCTGTTGTATCTTTATCTCAACAATATGTAACAGGTACAATGAAAGTAAACCCTTATGCTAGTTATGGGCCTCTATGCAAGGTTGAGTTATCACCAGCAGTTGATGACTGGGTTGATACAAATACTGTTAATGTATTCAATACTGCTGAGGATGTAAAATATGTTACAGAGACAAAAGTATATTCAAAGGGCTTTTGGGGACGTCATGCTAATGAAGAAAAAACATCAACTTTTTTAGATGGTGTTGAAACAACAAAGAATGTTTCAGAGTCTGTAGCCAAATCTATTTCAGAATATATGAGGGTTAAAGATATTAATGTAGTTGGTTCTGCTTTTGGTAATAATACTAGAAATATCAGAGCAGTGTTCAATGGTAGTCCTGTAAACATTACACCTACTGATGGTAGTTCTAGTGGTACAGCTTATTCTGAAGGTGGAAAGATATATACAACGATTAATGCTGATGCTAATGGTATGTTTAAGGGTAAGATTACTGTTCCTGAGAGGACACCATGTGGTACTGTAGCAGTACAATTTCAAGCTACGAATAATTTAGGTGAGACTCATACTGGTACTGCAAACTATGTAGCTAATGGTACTATTTTAACCAAAACTTTGACTAATACCACAACAGTTACTCAAAGGTATAAGGTCTTAAAAGAGATTACAAATTACTATAATACTGACCCTTTGGCTCAGTCATTTATTGTAGATGAGGTATATGATAGGAATATTCATAAGATTGATTTATACTTCTCTAAAAAATCATCGACTAGACCAGTTGTTGTACAGGTTAGGAATATGGTTAATGGGTATCCTGGTGAGACTGTGTATGCTGAGGTGTTACTAAAACCTAGTGAGGTAAATATACCTACTGACCCTAATGTTCCTGTTGTAACAAGTGTTACACTAAATCAACCTGTTTATTGTGTTGCCAAGAGGTACTATTGCTTTGTCATCATTTCAGATAGTAATGATTATGAAATGTATGTTGCTAAAATGGGTGATAAGTTCTTAGGTAGTAATGACCAACTTGTTGTCAACCCTTATGGTGTTGGTGTATTGTTTAGTTCTTCAAATGCTAGTACATGGACTGCACACCAAGATATGGATTTGATGTTCAAGTTATATAGGACTCAATATACTGGTAATGGTGAGATTATATTTAATAACGTAGCTGTTAGGGATATTACTGGTGTTATGTTAGATGCCGCCTATGAAGTTGATAGTGATAGTGATAGTAAGAATATATCTTCAAGCAAGACTGGTATTAAATGGTTCTATAGATATACTAAGAGTGGTGCAGGTGAATCTCCTACAGACTGGTTAAGTATAGATACTTTAGTCTTTAGGGATTTACAATCTTATGCTAGGAATATAGATTTAAAAGCTGAGATTACAACTGATTTCAGTACATCACCTTTTATTGCAAAAGATAGGGTAGCTTTGAGGACATTCTTAGATAGTAAACAGTCTACCTATATTTCTAAGTCTATTGATGAGACAAATTTTGCTAATCCTTATCAAGCATTGAAGATAAGTTATCAAGCAGCTCTACCTCAAAATACTTCTATGGATGTATTTTATATGGATAAAGAGGATGGAGATTGGGTAAAATTAGCTACTGATAATACAACTGTTAATGTTGGTGGTAATGCAGTTAAGTTGGTGTCTTTAGATTCAATTACAAATGTTGATGAAGAGTTTAAACAGTATACTTGGAATATCAATAAGATTAATTGTATGGTTAGTGATACTCAATCTAGAGGTTCAAAATTCTTTAAATTGAGAATTGATTTGAATACTACGCAGGCTTTTAATCGTCCTAGGGTTAAGAAATTAGCTTGTATCTTTAAAGAAAAAGAATATAGGACTTAATTATAAAATTAAGTCATAGTATATAACTATATATAGTTATAGTTGGTATAGAGGTGTAGCATAAGATTACACCTCTATTCTTTTAGAATATAAAGAGAGGTGTGTTTATGCCTGAAAGAGTACAAAAGATGTTCTGTACAATGTTTAAAAAAACAGAGGAAGAGCAGAGGAATTATGATGCTAGGAAAGAATTATCTAGGACTAAGGAAGAGTTAAAAAATACTTCTGAAACTTTAGATAAGGCTATGACATTAATTCAAGAATTAAGTAGTGAATTATCTTCTATTAAGGAAGAGTTAAATAATACAAAAGAGAGTAGTAAATGAATATTTTAAAGAGATACAATTCAGATAATATAGATTGGAATATTGGTTCTTTATTTGCACATGATGACTATATTATAAAGTTATTTTATTTGATGAGGGAGTTGGATATAACTAACCCTATAAAGTATGTGTTTGGTTCTATACCAACTGTACTATGTGGTGGGAGAGTACCTCCAAGAGATGCTACAGTTGAAAATGCTTTTAAGATTATTGATAGGTATAATCAGTTAGGTGTTGGTTGTAGGTTGACATTTTCTTCACACAATGTTTCTAAAGATGAATTAAGTGATGATATATCTAATAAACTCATGCAACATTTAGAGGATAATAATCAAAAATATGGTGTTAGAATGAATGGTGTTATTCTAGTATCTGAATTATTAAGTGAGTATATTTATAATACATATAATTCTTTAGAGTTAATATCTTCACAAGTCAAACCATCTATAGAAGTTGGGCTAGGTAAAGATACAGTAGAATATTATAATAGATTATTTGATTTATTTGATATTGTTGTTGTGAATCCTAGTAAGTGGTGTGATGCTAATATAATTCATGGGTTGAAATATATTGATAGGGTAGAGTTTATAGTTAATCATAGATGTTTTTTAGATTGTCCTATGGCTGGTGAGCATTATAAAGCACAGGTTGATTTAAATAAAAAGATGCTTAAAGATGATGATTACTCTATAGAAGAGGGTAAATTAAAATCAATAAATGCTTGGTGTTATAAGTTGAGAGGAGAATATCCATTAAACGGTTCTTCTTTTGGTGATTCTGAGATTAATATGTTGATAGATAATGGTGTTAAACATTTTAAGTTAGAAGGAAGAGATAATAGTTCTACTTCTTTTTTGCGTGATGTAGGAGATTACATTTTTAATCATCAATATTTTTCGAGGATTGCACATAGTATAAGAGGGGAGGCAGTGTAGTATGTCAACTAGAATAGAGTCAGAGTCTGGTGAGGAGTTGTGGGGGCCTGATACGTTCGGTAAATACTCTATTGATAAGATACGTGTTATTGCAGAAATTATGAAAGGTGTGTTTAAAGATACACCTATAACTTTTGTTAATAAAGGTAAAGATAGTGATGATGTTTACACAAAGATAGAAAGTAATAATCTATTTGTGTTTAAGTCAGATTTTAATACATTAGCAGGTGATTTAGTTAAGACTTTGACAGCAAGTTATTTGAGGCAATTATCTGAGACTGAAGGTGTTGCAAGTGCAAATGATATAAAGGTTTTAACAAAGGTTGCAAACTTTTTGACAAGGGTGTGTTTTAATCAAACATATACAGAGATAAAAGATTTATCAACAATGAATATTGTTGCAATACCTGATAGGTTACAACAGGTTGAGACACAACAAGTATCTGTGGACACTAGAATTAATCATATGATGGGTGTTATCTATGAGATTAATAGGGATGGTTCTTTCTCCTCAACTTCTAAAGTAGCTACAAAAGAAGAGGTAAGCAGTATTGGTAATAGGCTAGGGAGTGGTTCTGTTACTGTAAGAGGTGCTAGTGATGTAGTTGATGCTGTAAATCGTTTAGATAGAAGTGTTGTAGCTCTAGAGTCTATTTCAAACCTAGTTAGTAGTCTGTCAACAACTGTAAATGCATTTGCCAATACTGTTAATAGATTAGATACACTTTTAGGAAGTGAGCCATTAAGGACAAATGCTAAGACTATTACTGGTGCTATAAATGAATTAAAGAGATAAGATATAGAGAGGTAGAAAGTTTTGGAAATTAAGCCTTTTAAAAAGATAAATGGAGGGGGATACTCATTTAAAGAGGTATGGGATATCTATGATGAGCAATTTAATCTTATTAGAGATATCATATTATCTTTAGGTGATAAGTACCATGTTGATAATGTTAGTGGTAGTGATGAGAAAATAATCACTTTAAATACGCCGTATAATAGTAACCAAGTATTTGTGTATTGTAATGGTGTACTTCAATGGAAGGATAGGGATTATAGGGAAAATTCTTCTACTGAAATTGAATTGTTATTTGATAGAAAAGCATCTGATGATATACGAATTGTTACTATAAAAACTAATGTAATTAAATCAGATTTACAACAATATTTACAAGATATTAATAGTATATGTAAAAATGCTAAGGAGAATTATGATTCAGCTAGAGGTTTAGAATCTAGGTTAGTTGAGTTATATTCATCACTACAACAAACTCATTCTTTATACACAAATAATCGTGTAGATAGTCTTGTTGAGGATTTAAAAAATATAAAGAAAGAGTATGAAAAAAACAATACAAATTTTAATACTATTTTAGATAAATCTGACAAGTTATTTACTAAGTTGAGTAATACAGATGTTTATATTAATAATAAATTAGAGACACTTGATACTGATGTTGATGTGATTGTTAAAAGGGATTTAAAAGCAATTAGTGATGATTTTAGTAGTAGGCTTAGTGAACATATCTCAGATGTAAACAGTAGATTACAAAATCACATGGATGACATTAATAATAAGATAGATTCTTTGAAAACAGAGATAAGTAATAAAATTAAAGAAAACGCTAAGAAAATAGATGATTATATTACCAAAAATGACAAGTCTGTTAAAGACTTAGGTAAAGATATTGAGTTATTAAAGCAGAAGTCATTAAATACAATACATGAATCCTTGAGTGGTAGGGTTGATTTAAATTCCATAACAAGTATAGGTATATATGATTTAAATACTGTTGATTTTGTTAATGGTATTGGAAGTTTTATGATGCTTAATGGTACCAGTACTAACTTTGAGCATGGTACTCTTGTTGTAACAGAAGTTAATGGTAGTATAGTGCAAGAGGTTATAACCAGTCATGGGTTTAAGTTTACAAGGAAAAAACCTGTTGGTGGTGTATTCACGCCTTGGGATTATATTGTAAGAGGAAGTGTGCTAAGTGATGTCAAGGGGACTATGAGTTCTGAGTTTGGCACTAAATTGAATAATATTAAAAGAGGTAATTTAAGTTATAATGCACTGATTGACTGGGATAAGACGGCTAAGATGATAAATTCATCTTATGATGGAGATACTATCAGATGGGTTCAGAATGAAAACTCTGGGTATTATAAAATTGGTAATTCAAATTATAGGTATAGACCTAATGGTGAGTATTCTGTTGTGTATCTTAAAGAGAGTTGGTATAAATATGATGAATTGGTGTTTAAATTACATAAAGTTGATTACGATGTGAACATACCAATAAAAGTTGAATTTTTAAAATGGTGTTTAGAGAGTAATAATACAAATACATTGTTTGGTAACTATTATTGTTTTTTTCAGTTAATTGCTATGAAGATAGACAAGACAAAGAACAATGTAAATTATATTACAACTGATGCAACTACTATGAGTTTTATAGGGTTTTCTGGTGATTTAGTAGAGATTTATGGTGTTAAGTATAATTAGGAGTTAGTATGTATAAAATTCCTTATAGGATGGTGGAGATACTAACAGATAGTGGGGAAAGACTAACATTAGAGGATATTTTAAAGTCTTTATCCGAAGTACCTATAAATTTGTTTGTAGGTAATAATGACTATACTAAAGAAAAGATAAATGATGTTATATCATATCTAAAGACTCATGGTGGTGGTAGGTTTGTCATACCTGAGAATGGGAATATACATAAACTCGTTGTAGATGTTTGTAGAAATAAGTTTCAAGATTACGTAGTACATTTTTATTATTTTGATTACAGGTACCCTATTGGAAATGAAAAGAGACCTTATACTGGTGAGCCATGGCAAGCTGGTGATATCATTTATAATTTAGATATTCTAAACTCAGATGATAAATGTACAATGTGGTTTTGTAAGCAGAGTGGTACAGATACAAATAGTGGAGTGTGGGCACAACAGTCTATATGGCAATTAGCCTCATCTGAGATAGATGCTTTAGTTGTTTCTCATGTAGGTTCTTCTATAGGGCCACTTGTTCAAAAAGAGGTTGGTTTACAGGGGCCTGCTATGATGTCTAGTGAGGTAACTCGTCAACTTGATGCAAGGGTACCAGATAAAGTTACTGAAGAGGTTACAAATCAATTAACAAACAAGTTACCTAATATGTTAGATACAATGATTAGTGATAAACTTCCTAAAGAGGTGTCTAAGAGGGTAGATAGTGTAGTTGCACCTATCATTAATAATAGACTTAATAATGCTTTATCTGATACTGCTATTACTCAAATGATAAATGCTAAGGTAGACCCTAAGGTCTTAGATATTACTAATAATGCTAAGAATACTGTTGATACAAAGATACATGAAGCTACATCAACATTAGATAATACTGTTAATAATTATATTGATGAAGCTAAGAGGAAGTTAAGTACTATTACAACTGTTACCGCTAAAGATGTTGATGATAAGATTGAGGAATCTAAGAGGGAAGTAAACACTAAGATAGATGATATAGTAAATACTAGGTTAGCTAATCTAAGGACTGGACATAGTGATATTGTTTCTACTGAGGAATTTAAGCTCGTTGCTGATGGTGTTACAGATGATACAGTTAAGTTTGAGCAGTGTGTGGCAAGTGCTAATGGTAAAATATTAATTATTAGTCCAGGTGTTTATAAGTTGACTAAGAATATTTTTATCGATAGATGTAAAGAGGTTATCAATTTAGGTTCTTTTTCTTCTAAAGTACCGTTTATAAAAAATAATGATATATTCATATCAAGTCCATCTAATATAGAATTTGTTACTGATTTGACATTAGATACAAATAAAGTTAATCAATGTCAGGGTTTTGCTTATAATCAAAATAACAATGAATTTGTAGTAGCTACTGTAAACTCAGACAATACAAATCAGATTCTCTATATTCTTGACGGTGATGATTTAACATCTGTTAAGCGTAGGGTAGAATTTAGTGATGTAGTGTCTTTGGGACATTGTAATACTATGACATATAATAAGGATTTAAGTACTTTATTTGTATGCAATGGTGACACTAATTCTGTAGCTGAGAAGGTTGCTAAGTTAGATGATTCATATGCATTTACATCGATGTATAGTGAGTCAAATGCTGTTAGGAAGTATAATTTTGCATATGATAGTGTTACTCAATGTTACTGTTCTATTATGCCTGGTGATAGGAATACCGGTTTACGTCATGTATATATATTGAATAGTGATTTTGAGAAAATTAGAGAGTTTGATGTTGACTTTTTAACTAAGGACTTTAATAATAATGGTGCTTTATTTCATAATGGGTTGATTATGTGTGCTAGTTTGACATCGTTGATACAGTTTGATGTGTTTGGTAATGTTAGAAATGTGGTAGATATTGATAGTTCTTATGAAATAGAGGATTTTGATATAAAGGGTGCTTATGTGTATTTTTCTGTTTTGGAGGGTCATAACGTAAAAATATTCAAGGGTACTTATAATAAATTTAATGATGTTCATATTAATAATATGAAGATAAATAGACTTGTATTAGGTAATAATATTCCGTTAAGAGGTCTATCACCAGATAATAAGGAAATAAGTTTAGCCAAAGTCGGTAAACAGGGTGGTATTGAGATTGGCGATAAGACAGTCAATACGATAATAGTGGGTAAGGACGTAAAAACATGGGATGGTGGAGATGCATCATACACATTGTTATCGACTAAGCATTATGGAAATGCAATATATTCAAAAAAACAAGTAGATGATAATTTTGTTTCTAAGGCACAACTTGTTAAATTGTCGATTGATGTAAAACCTGATTTTGTAGGTCAATTAGCAGTAGTAGGAGATAAGACATACATAGCAATTAATACTACAGGTACTGATGGTTGGAAAGCTATGGGTGGTGGAAATGTTGCCACAATGGATAAGATTAGGTTTACAAATGGTGCAGAGTTGTGGATTGAATAGTCATTATTCATATTCATATTAATATAGTTATATATAGGTAGTGTTACATATAGAAGTAGGGGGTAGTGTCAATGAAAAGAAATACATTCATTAGAGGTACTACCCCTACTCTTGAAATTAGTATGAGTAGGGGTATTAGTGTTGAGAATATAGATAGTATGATAGTCTATTTTTCACAAGGTATCACCATACTAAAGAAAAAACTTGAAGATGTTAAAATTAATAAGACTACTAATATGGTATATGTACCTTTAACAGAGTTAGAGACATATGTATTTAGTCCTAGTGTTGTTAATTTGCAGATTCGGTATAAGTTGGTTAATGATACAAACATTTATAGCACACAAATTTATCCTTTTAGGGTATTATCACAGATTTGTAATGAGGTGTATGATGAATGAGGGAATAATAAAGTCAAATGGAACTTTTAACAGAATAAGTATCAATTCTAATTATGTAAATATCAATACATCATCTGTTGGTAATACTGTTAATGGTGCTTTTGAGACTTCAAGTAGGGTAAAGGTTACAAAAGATGAAGTTATGGATATGCTAAAAGAGAAACAAGACAAATTAGTAGCTGGTAGTGGTATCAAGTTAGATGAGACTACTAATGAGATATCCGTATCTACTGATAAAATCGTTGTTCAAGAGGGTGAAAATGTTGCTGATTTGACAGCATTGTATTTATTAGCAAAGGGTGAGAATTAATGGCAGATTTAAAAGATAATTTACAGGGTTTAGCTACACAGTTAGGTACTGATGTTAAAGGTATCAAAGCATCTATAAAATCTACTGATGATAAAGTAGGTGTGTTAAGTAATTTATCCACAACTAATCAAGTAACAATCGTAGATGCCATAAATGAAGTTAAGGCAAATATTGTTACTGCACAAGGTGGTGCTGTTACTGAGCAGGCAGTTGATACAAAATTACAAGCTAAACAAGATAAACTAACTCCTGAAGGAAAACTTTCTATTGTTAAAGAGGGAAATCAAACTAAGATTAAGGTTGATTTATCTGATTACGTTAATAATAGTGCTTTAACTACAAAATTAGGAGATTATGCTACTAATACTGATTTAAACACTACATTAGGCAGTTATACTAAAACTACAGAGTTAAATACTAAATTAAATGATTATACACCAACAGCAACATTAAATACTCGTTTAGATTCTAAACAAGATAAATTGACTGCTGGTAGTGGTATCACAATAGATAGTAGTGGTACTATTAAGGCTAGTGTTGATTTAAGTACTATGGCAACTAAACAAGAACTAACTGATAAAATTCAAGAGGCTGTTACTAACTTAGTAAATGGTGCAGAAGCTACAATGGATACATTTAAGGAAGTTCAAGATGCATTGAATAGTGATAAGACAGTTACCACTGCTTTAACTTCATCTGTTGCTAATAAGGTAGATTATAGTCAAGCACAATCTTTGTCAACAGCACAGAAACAACAGGCTTGTGCTAATTTAGGTATAGGAGACCCTACTGTAGATTTATTAAGTGTATATACAACCGCAAGAGATGCATAGTAGGTGATGTTAGATGAGTTCTAATACTGATTTAGTTAAGGGTATTAATGACTTAGCTACACAATTAGGTACTGATATTAAGGGTATTAATGATAATATAGGAAATATAGTGAAGGTATCTAAGAGTGAGCCTAATGAAGAAAAAAAACCTTTGTTATGGGTTCAACCTGTAGATGGAAATAATACACCTATAATTAGTATCTCATATGAT